CAGGTCTGTTCATAGGCAATGTATTTGGTTCCTCAAGCTTATCTGGAATCCCGTTATGGTTCTTATCGATGAACATGCCACACAAACCTACGATAGCCATAAGTACCGACGGAACGTTAATATGGTCAATAATTAATATACCCTTATCGATAAGCTGATTTGCTTCAGGCGACACATAACCTCTAATCGTTGATAGCGCATACTGGGCAACGACTAATATCATCGGTACTAGCATGACGAGGACTAATGCCCTCGTTGCTAATACTCCAGTTGGCCGTATGCCTGCTATTCGGATGGACTGATATGCCCGCTTAATACGGTTAATGATAGTTAACTTATCCATTACCCCTCCATGCCTTTATAATTTCAATCGTATATTGAAATATTTTGCCGATGTCGATTAGGTCATCTTCAACCATTTCACGTAGGTTTTCAATTATTGACCAACACTCAGCAAAAAATGGTATCAACATAAACGCATACGAAAAAATACGGTCTAGGAATAGGTCTGTATTTGGAATAGGTATGTCAGGTAATGAAATAAATACAATGGATAGTATCATCCATGCCGGATATTGTATGCATAGTTTCTTTAATAGATCACCTCTAAGGCGCTCACTCATTAAATATCTACGCCGTTCGCCTGTGGCTTTATCAACATACCTACCCTTGCCCCAACCATACCAAGTTAGCGTTGTTAGTAGCGTAATAGGATTGTTAGGCCTGTGATTATCCTTGTTATATCGCAATACTTCTGCAGCAATTCGCTGAGTTGTGTCCACAAATAACAATGTAGTGGTTAAAATAATCACTACTCCCATACTGACTATATGTTCATGCGATATACCACTGATGAGCATTGTTAAAATATCATTAAGAATATTCATTCACTCCCCCCTATGCTCTTATGGTTCTTCTTTATCTAAGTCCATTAAATCATTATGAATGCATCCTTCTGTTGGGCAAGTACCATCACTATTCAAAGTAGCCCAACAGTATTCACAAAAATGCATTACAGGTACATCACTTTTAATTTCAAACGTTTCCATTATTTCACCGCCTTAATCTTTAATAGCATTTCTTGATTTAACTTCTTAAATTGTTCTTGCAAGTCTGTAATATCGCCGTTAATTAATCGACGTCTTAATAACACTTGTTCTAACGCCTCAAAACGACCGTTGTAATAATTTCTGATTTCGGTAATCTTTTCGGATTTTGTAGGTTCTTTTGGTTGTGGCTCAATAAATTGACCATTAACATAGAATTTACCTTTCATAAATTCATCTAACATACCATCACCATCTGCAGAGTAAATATAATCTGCAGCATCCGGCCATTGTTCTTTCGCGGTCGCCAACAACTGTTCTTGCGTCACTGTGTTATCAACAAAGGACGTAATTCGTTCGCCCATTTCATTTAAAATAAATACATATTGATTCATAGTAGCATCCTTTCGGAGGTGAAATTATGCGCCGTTACGCCGTTATACTAAAACGTAGACAACGCAATACCATTACATTAAGGCAACTATTTAACGAGTGGTTGCCTATTCACTCACAAGCTATTACTAAGAGTGCCGTTAAGTCTTACCATATTGCTTTTAAACACATATCCAACATAGCGGATATGCCTATCACGGATATTCATTTTCAGCACCTTCAAAATGTGATTAATTCCATGCACGTAAAAGGACTTTCTTACTCATCATGTAAGAAAGTCCGCACGTTACTTAATCAATTATTTAATTACGCAATCATCCAAGATTACCCTATCACTAATTACGCCTCACACTTAAATCTAGGGCCCAATATACCAACGATTAGGAGGAGAGTATTCACCCGCCAACAGATCAACAAATTATGGGCAATAGATACTTCTTATTCTCGCATGATTTTAATACTACTCTACACCGGGCTCCGTATCGGTGAATTACTTAATCTCCGTAGGCAAGATATCAACAGACGATCGTCATACCTTATCGTGAGACACTCTAAAACAAAAGCCGGTGAAGGTCGTATTATCCCCATACATCACCGCATCATGCCCTTAATTGAGCAACTATACACTAATACAGACGATTACCTATTTACTATTAGTTACACATCGTTTCGCAAGCATTTCCAAGATATTATGAAGCAACTTAACTGCAAGCATACTATCCACGATACCCGACACACATTCGCAAGTCTACTTGATCCTGTTGCATCTCCTAACGCCTTGCGTTCCTTGTTAGGTCATAAACAAGGCGATATCACTACCAGGGTATACACGCACCAAACCATTCGGGAACTACGTAAAACAATAGAATTATTAAAGTAACTCCCCAGTGGGACGCGATAACTATGATTCTGATGAGAGGAGTCATTGGGTTACTTTCCCAATATCATTTAGTGAATGCTATTCTGCGGTGCCGTCTATAATTGGAGGTTCTAGTGATAGCATTAAGATTTACAATATTAATAAGACGGGTTTTGAAAAAGTTTCTTATTATAACTTTCAAACAAATAAGACAGTCTCGAGACCGTGTCTTTGGTTAGCAGTTGGTAAAGCTTAATGCCCAGTGGGGAATATCCTGGTTTGATTCCAATAGGTACTACAAAGATATTTCGCTACCGATTAACAGTACTGTTCTGGTATCCTTAGCCACCGACGATTCTGTCAGTGTTGCGACTTCTGGATCGGAATGCTTTATTTCGTGGAACAGTGGATTTTCTCAATCTAATAGAACCGCAATCAGATTCTTAACTAACAGAGCAGATACTGGAAGTTTTGTGTGGATAGCCGTCGGATTATCTTAATACCCAGTGGGTATTATTTAATGCTAATAATCAACCAAAGCCATGGACTGTGCGATATCCGATAGAGTTCAGTAATAAAACTATCGCCGTTTCTGCAACAAGATATAACGGTGATTATTCATTTTCTGAAATCATTTTATCGACATCTAGAAATCAGTTGACGTACAAGGATAGTGATTATAGAGGGCAGCAAGGTGTTGGTGACCAGATTATGTTTCTGATTATAGGTAATTAAATTTTTCCTAGAGCGAACCAGTAATAAGAAGCAGCATATCTATCACTTGCCGAAAATACGGCCTTAGTGGTGTCGCTCTCAGTCACGGAGTTGGCAAAATACCTAGGGGTA